GGCGATATATTATACTGCATAATGAGATGAGGGTACAGACTGTTGAGGTCAAAACTAACCACCCAATCATACTTACCCGGTATCGGTTCTTTGACATAAGCTCCTGCGTATTTTTCGGACTTATCAGACCTCTCTTTTGGAGGGATAACAATGTTTCTTTTCTTTAAATAGTTATAAATTATCGTGTCCCACATACGAACCTGTGAGAATACATCAGCATAGTTTGCCTTTGCGTCATATGCCATCACAATTGCAAGTTCGATGAGTTTCATCTTGTCTTCTAAACGGTCAACAAGTTCCACATCAATGATGTTATATTCGACAAACTTCTGCCAACCATTTGTATAAAAATCTTTGAATGTATCAAACTCACTATGGTCTAACTTTTTTTGTCCAAGTTCGACATTTGCAATATGATCCAAACGATATGACTCTTGTGCCTTGTATGTAAACTTCTTATAAAGATTCAAATAATCAAGTTGTGTGATGCCACCAACATCATAAGAAATATGCTTACGACCTGCAATATAAATCTCATCCTCAGTTACAAGACCCCAAGGAGATAACCTTTTTTTAAGTTTCTCACCAAGAACACGATCAAGTCTACGTGCAAGATATGGAATATCATACAACTCTGTGTTCCATCCTGTAATAACTTCTGGTGTATTTTCTTCAACCATCCACCAGTTAATAAAGGCATTTAGAAGTTCATACTCTGAATTGAATGACTTGTAAATGACATTATCCTGTTTATTATTGAAAGGTCCTTGACCCCATGTACGAATCTGTTTTGTATTATAATCCTGTATTGAGATGAGTAGTATCTCTTCTGCTGCAGATTCTACATCAGGGAAACCATTTTCAGACTTTACCTCAATATCTAATGTTGTAATTTTAATCTTGCTTACATCAAATCTTATCTCTTCCTCTGGATACTTTTCAGAAATGTATTGATAGATGTATCTATCATTACCATACACCTTAAAGTTCTCAACTTCAGAATATTTTCTGATAAACTCACGACATTCTCTTACTGTACCAGGATCAACTGACTCAACATATTCACCCTCTAAAGTTTTATATTTTGTTTTTCTTTTTGATGGAACAAAAAGGGTTGGATAAAACTTTTCACGAGTCATAAAGTGTTTACCATCTTCATAACCCCTAACTAAAAAGTTGTCTCCAACCATTTGAACATTGGTATAAAATCTCATTTTTTATTAACAAGATCTATATATTTTTCTAATATTGTTGGTGCAGGATCTGACATAGTTAATATTTTATCAGAACTTATCATAAATTCACGATCTTTTGTAAGAGAACATAACCATTTAGTAAGAACTACCTTTCCTTCTTCAACTGTAATTTTATCTTCTGTTGTAGTTAAAACAACAGGACTAATTAATTTACAATCTGGTTCTCCAACTTCAGCACCGACTTCTTCTATCTCACTCAACAAGATTTTGTTGTTCGTTAACACTATCATTTTGATTGTTTTTGCCATTAATTTTCTCCTCATAAATTTTTCTAACATCTTCGATTGGTTCAACCATTGTAATTATCCAATCAGATCGAACAGGTATCTTGGTATCTGATGTAATTAGTATCCAAGGAATCAGTGATATCTTCAACTTACTTGTTTCCTTTTCTTCTGTTAAAAGTTCTGGTTCCAAGTAGTTAATAATATTTGGATTTTCAAATAGATATCCACAAACATTATCATCAGATATCAATTCCTTAATATCTGCAATAACTGATTCTCCCGATTTTAATAATGCAACTTTAATAGACATAACAATATTAATTAAGATGGTAGATTCCTATCGCCGCTAATCCTGAACCTACCAAAGGGAATTACCGCAGCCAGTATTTCTCTGACAAATATATTATAACACAACTTTTCCAATTGTCCAACTTTTATATCCAAACGCATTTATCGTATCATGAGCAATCTCTTCACTGTCCTTTGGAATTACAATACAATATCCAATTCCAAGATTGAATACCTTCTTCATTTCTTCATGTGATATCTGACCTGCATCCATAATATCATGAAAAATACGTGGATATACCCAAGTGTCATAATCAATATCTGCTTTTAATCCCTTAGGTAAACATCTTGGTAAGTTCTCTACAATTCCACCACCTGTAATATGTGCCATACCAAGAACAGGCACTTCATTCAATAACTCCTGTACAAGAGAAGTATAGATGCGAGTCGGTGTTAGATAATCGTCTGTGATTTTGAGTTTTCCTTCTCTTGCCAAACGATTTACAATACTATAACCATTACTATGAATACCACTACTTTCAATTCCAATTATAATATCATCTTCTCTTATAAGTGAACCATCTACAATATCATTTTGTTCAACGATACCTGTGGCAAATCCTGCGAGGTCAATATCAAATGTCATTGGATGTTCAGCAGTCTCACCACCAATCAGTTCAACATCTGCCAGTTTACATCCTTCAATAATACCTGTCATGATATCATCTACAACTGGATTGATTCTATTCAACGAAATGTAATCTAAAAAATATAATGGTTTTGCTCCACAGGTTATTATATCGTTTACACACATTGCAACTAGATCAATACCAATAGTTTTATAGTTTCTGAGACGACTGCATATACAGATTTTTGTGCCAACTCCATCGGCACCAGAAACTAAAATAGGTTCCTCATATCCACGAGGAACCTTGAACATACCACCGAATCCACCGATAGTAGGTACTTTTTCTTTTAGTCTTTGAACGAAAGCATTTCCAGCTTCAATATCAACACCTGATGATTTATAGGTAGTCTTTTCTTGCATGATGATCTGGTACTATCTTACCCAACTTAACGGTAAGTAATCCATCTTTGAATTGAACCTCTCTGACTTCAATATCTTCTGATAGTGACCAGGTTCTGTTGAAAGATCTTTGAGCCAGTCCTTGATGGACATACTGGGATGGTGTCTCCTTATTATTCTCTTTGTTTCCCTCAACGGTAAGTTTTCCATACTCAGTATAAACATTAATTTCATCTTTTGTAAATCCTGCTAATGCTATTTCAAGCACAGATTCAACATTATTTACATGAATTAAGTTATAGGGTGGATAGTTTGTTGTGGTTTCAAAAGAATTAAAAAAGCGGTCAAGGTAATCATCCATACCTATACCGTTTCTTTGAATTATTTTCATCAACTCTGGTAAGTTTGCAGAGTGATACCTTTGTAATGCTGGCATAATAGTTCTCCTTTAAAAGCGAGTGTGAATTGTTGTCCCCGAAAGCGACATAACTAATTATAACACTTTGCTACTAACTATGAGTGTGGTTACTACTACTCTCTACTAAATTGAATATTAAAAGATAAACTGATTCTTGAATTATCTGTAGTGTTTGTCATTATACCATGTTTCATCCAACCAGGAAATAATAGAATCTTACCTTCTATTGGTTTATGTTTCCATCTCTCTGCTAACTTATAATAACACAAAGAAGATTCTAAATTCAAATTAGATGACTCAAAAAATATATCTCCATCTTCCCCATTGGTTTTATAATAATAAACTCCAGCCATATCAACAGTTCCATGAGAATGTATCTGTCCATAATTCCCGTTATTAAATAGTGACAACCAAGATGATCTAATCTTATAATTCCTCATATTAAAATTAAGAGCAGAACAGTATTCAGTTAAGTGTATTCTTAATTCATTAGAAAAATTATTCAAATTATATTTACTAATAAGATCTTCACTAAAAGAATTATTAGAAATATAATGAGTTTTACCCCACTCATCTTTCATAGAAAATTGCATATTATCAATACATTCAGTTATTTCAGACTGTATATCTACAAAATTATTAACTTTATTAAAATATATTGGAGAAGCAAATAAAGATTCTATCATGTGGAAAACTCTTTAAGTCTGGTTCGGGTATCTTCCCAACCTTTCACATGATGTGGATAACCGCCCAAATCTTTGAGTGCTTTTGCTAAAGGATAATCATTTTGACCCTCTAACATCATGTCAC